AACATAAGGATATGTACATTTGACAGGTGGAATTCTCACGATATGATGCAGCAGCTAAAGCAGTACGGAATTAATACAGAGACTTTATCTGTATCCAAAAAGCATTATGACGATATGGCTATGGTTGTTTTAGAAGAAAGATTAAACGGACCGCACATACCTCTACTTGTGGATGAATTGCTAGAATTAAGAATTATGAGAGATAAGGTGGACCACCCTAGAAAGGGTTCTAAGGACTTAGCTGACGCAGTCTGCGGATCTATTTACAATGCAATTAGTTTAACTAGAGCAGCATTTGGTGACATAGAAGTGCACGATTACTCATCTGTTAAGAAACAATATAGAGAATCTTTAGTTGTAGATAGCCCTAATATAATAAGAGCCCCATCTGCAATGCCAAGAGATCTTTCTGATGCGTTAAGCGGAATGGAAATATTATGAGTATATACCAGGAAAAAGCAAAAGAGTGTAAGTGCTGTAGCAAGCATGTTCCTCTGCCAACAAGGCTTAAAGAATATGACGGAGTGCTTGTTTGCCCAACTACATTTGATAATATACACGAATATAAAAGAGTATGGTCTTCTATTGGGAAGAGGCCTCCAGGTAGTATAAGGAAGCACTTCTCAGAATATGTACAGGATATAGTTGAAAAAACTATTGACAGTAATGATAGTGAAATACTATAATATGACTAGGCAACAATAGCTTAGTCGGTTAAAGCCCCGAACTCATAATTCGGTAATCGTAGGTTCAAGTCCTACTTGTTGCACAGGAGGAATAATGTTTGATGAGTTTGATGATGAAGAAGAAATGATGTTAAAGATTCAACATTATTTAGATATTGGTGCTATAAAAATAGTAGGGTTTGCAGAAAACGGAGAAGCAATATTTGAATTAAATGAAGACACTACTCGGATTTTAGCTCCAGAGCTTTGGGAAGCCCACGAGGATTATGTTGATTCAGAACTAATAGATTTAATGAATAATGGTCTCATGGAAGTTGAATATGATGAAGAGCTAAATGCTACATTTAATTTTACAGAAGAAGGATTTAAGATTGCAGAGTCTAAAGGTATTATACCAATAGAAGATATTGAAAGGTTTAACCCGAATGAAAATTAAGATAGAGTATTACATATACAAAATTTATTTATATATAAGAAAAAAAATAGTAAAGACTAAAAAAGACAAAGAAGACTTTATTTACTGATGATAATTTTAGGAATTAACGAAACTTCACACGACGCATCTGTTTCATTAATAAAAGATGGAGAGATCTTATTTGCGGGGCATGCAGAAAGATATAGCAAGAAGAAAAATGATTGGTATAATAATAATGAAATTATATTAGATGCATTAAATTACGGGACACCAGATGCTATTGCTTACTACGAAAAGCCTTTTTTAAAAAAAAGCAGAATGATTTTGCATGGTGGTGCTAGTGATTGGAAACCAAGTTTTCCAATAAATGTTCCAGTGCATTATTTTAAACACCACTATTCACATGCCGCTGCAGGATATTACACAAGCCCATTTAATGATTCAGCTATCGTAGTTTTAGACGCAATAGGTGAATATAACACATCAACTGTATGGGTTGGCGAAGGAGAAAAGATAAAATTAAAGTATAAACAGAACTATCCAGTTAGCTTTGGATTATTTTACTCAGCATTTACAAAGTTAATTGGTTTAATGCCAAATCAAGAAGAATATATTATGATGGGTATGGCTGCATACGGAGACTGGAAGAGGTATTATAAAGAGGTTGATGAATATTTTCCTTCATACGATAAGCAAAAGTATAACTTTCATAAAGGAATTAATGACTGGGGAATAATAATTACAGAGCAGGACAGATTTGATATTGCGGCTGCAGTTCAAATGGTATATGAGCAAAGACTAAATCAGTTTATGCGTATGGCAAAGTCTATAACTGGTAAAAACAATCTAGTTTTTATGGGTGGTTGTGCATTAAATTCATCTGCAAATACAATCCTATGGAACATATTCGATATGGTATGGATAATGCCAAACCCAGGAGATGCTGGTAGCTCACTAGGAGCAGCAGCGGCATTATATGGCAAGCATATTAACTGGAAGACCCCCTACCTTGGGTATGATTTACATGGAGAGTACCCAGTGCAAAAAATTGTTGACGGAATATTAAAAGACGGTATTGTGGCGGTAGCATCAGGAAGAGCAGAATATGGTCCAAGAGCACTAGGTAACAGATCCATCCTTGCAGATCCAAGAGACCCAGATATTAAAAATAAAGTAAACTTAATTAAGCAGAGGGAATTATTTAGGCCTTTTGCTCCAGTAGTAATGGAAGAGTGTGCATCTCAATGGTTCGACATGGATTTTGCAAGTCCTTATATGCAATATACTGTTAAGTGCTTAAAGCCAGAAATAATTCCATCTGTTGTTCATTCCGATGGAACATCAAGAGTCCAAACAGTAAATAGAGATCAGCATAGAGGTCTTTATAGGGTTTTAAATAAGTTTTATCTAGAAACTGGAGTACCAATACTTTTAAATACAAGCCTCAATATAAAAGGCCAACCGTTATTAAATGATGAATTTGATATAATTGCATGGGAGAATGAATATAATTTTAAGATATTAAGGGGAGATTAAGTGGATTTAAATAAAAAAGACAGTATATCGGCATCTTGGAGTTCAGACCCAATGATTTATATTGCCCTTTCTGCATTTAGAAGCTTAATAGAGAGAAGCAGGTATGGAGACTACTCAATTCAAAACGCTGATGATGATGAAATTAATTATGATGCTCGTGAAAATAAAAAAAATCTGCATTCCCCACATATTAAAAATTTTTTAAATGATTACGAAAAAAAAGAAATGTCTAAGATTACAGAAATAAACGATTTTAAAGAAAGAGATAAACATCAATACAAACACTTAGGTGAAAAGATAGATATTGAATACAGATTTAATAATATCGGATTTAGAGGGCCAGACGTTACTGGTGACGAAGATTTTATTGCAATTGGATGCTCTCAAACATTTGGCTACTCTCTGCCAGAAGAATTCACTTGGCCAGCTCAACTTGCAAAACTAAACAATTCTAATGTTGTGAATCTAGGTTTTAACGGTGACAGCGCAAAGGGGGCAATACTTAAAGCAATTGCGTATATAGAGCAGTTTGGAAAGCCAAAAGCTGTATTTGCCTGCTTCCCATTAAGAAGATCGGAGCATTTTTCTGTTCCAGAAGTAACTTTTTTTAAATCTAATCCTGAAGTTGCTGCACCATTTAATTCTATAATTTTAAAAAATAATAATAAGGTTATATCGAAAGCACCTCATGACTTTAATCAAGTGAATTCCGTTGAGGATCAGGTGTTTGACACATACTGCATGATTAATATTTTTGATAAATATTGTAAAGAGGCAGGAATCAAATTTATCTGGACTGGGTGGGAAAGTATGTTTGAATCCAATAGAATCCAATCCGTAATAAATAATCATACCAGCGGATTCTTTTTTATGAATAATATGAGTGATATGAATTATGATAAAAATATTTCATGCCATACAGAGTATTTAGATCATCCATTATTTCACTACGCCGCTGATGCAATAATATCTAAAGATAATTCTAAAGATGTTAATGGTCATAAAGGCATACACTGGAATATTCATATGGCAGAAAAATGCCATTCTGAGTATTTAAAATCTATAGCTATTGATAATCTTTTAGATAAATAGTACAATACTACTATACCTCTGTAGCTCAGAGGAAGAGCAACAGACTTCTAATCTGTTGGCCGCTGGTTCGAATCCAGCCAGGGGTGCGATATACCATATCAACACTTATATATAAGGAGAAAAATGAAAACCGTAGGAGATAAGCTTGGTAACTTTGCTGTTACTGGAGTTAAGCCAGGGGCTTTGTCGTATGATGAATCCTCTTTTGAAATAATTACGCAGGAATCCTTTCAAGGAAAATGGAAAGTTATTGCTTTCTATCCCAAGGACTTTACATTTGTATGCCCAACCGAAATTGTTGCATATGATGCTTTAGTAAATGATTTTAATGATAGAGATACAGTTCTGATGACTGGTTCTGTTGATAATGAATTCTGCAAAATTGCATGGAGAAATGCACATGATGATCTTAAGAAGACAAACTCATGGTCATTTGCAGATACAGCGCACCAACTAGCTAGCGACCTTGGAGTACACCACTCTTCTGGAGTTACATACCGTGCTACATTTATTGTTGATCCAGAAAATATTATTCAGCATGTAACCGTAAACAATCTAGATGTGGGAAGAAACCCAGACGAAACACTTCGTATACTAGATGCATTGCAAACAGGAGAGCTGTGTGCATGCAATAGGTCATTAGGTGGAGAAACTCTTTAATGACATGGGTAGACCAACTTAAAGAATCTCTTCCAGAGTATGCTAAAGATATAAAATTAAACCTGGACGCTGTTATTAATAGGTCTACTATTGATCCAGAGCATGCTACATACCTTTCAATTTCAGCAGCATTTGCAACTGGAAACGCCAAGCTGCTTGCATTTATAGTTGCAAGCGCAACAGATGAAGTCGAAAAGAATGCAGCCTTGACCGCTGGTGCTATAATGGCTCAAAATAATACTTGGTATCCTTTTATTGAAATGGCTGACGATGCTAATCTTAAAGGATTACCAGCACAACTTAGAATGAATGCTATATCATCTCACGGCGGTACAACAAAGGGCAAGTTCGAAGCATACTCATTGGCATCATCAATAGTTGGCAAATGTCATTTTTGTGTTAAAGCACACTATGAGACATTAAAAGAAGAAGGATATAGTGTTGAGCAGTTGCGTGATATCGGAAGAATTGCAGCAACAATTAATGCGTTGTCTAAAATCTTGTCAGCATAAATTGATTTCCTTGGTATGAATTAAAACTGCCAGCATTGTTCCTATAGCTCAGCTGGTAGAGCAGCAGACTTTTAATCTGCGGGTCGATGGTTCGATACCATCTGGGGACACGATTGGGGATTAGCTCAGCTGGCAGAGCGGGAAACTGTTAATTTCTAGGTCATAGGTTCGAGCCCTATATCCCCAGCAATATGATATAATTAAAATAGGTCGCCAAACGGGGCCTAAATTAAACTATTCGCTTGAAAGGGGAATATTATGGTAACACAGTTTGCGATGGATCTTTTTAAGGATCCATTTTTTATTGGCTTCAACAGAGAGTTGGAGCGTTTTAATAGTCTTAGTAAGGTAAACAACACAGCGTTTCCGCCGTATGATTTGCTAAAGCTAGACGAAGACAATTACCAGCTAACACTGGCAGTTGCTGGATTCACGAGAGAAGATTTAACTGTATCTATTGAAGACGGAAGTCTTTGGATTACAGGTGAAATTACTGAAGTAACAGATGCAGAGGTTGTACATAAGGGAATCGCTGCACGTAAGTTTACAAGAATCTTCGAGCTAAGTGAATACATGGAAGTTTCTAGTGTAGAGCTAAAGGACGGTATGCTAAATATCCGTGTAGTTAGAAATCTACCAAAAGAAAAACAACCAAAAATTCTAAAAATTAAATAAAATTGAGACCTGGGTATGTCCAAAAACTGCCCTTCTAACAGAAAGATTAAAATGATTATACAGATTATAGGGCTACCTGGCTCTGGCAAGACAGAGCTTGCAAAAGCACTAAAAGAAAGAATTAATGCTGTCCATCTCAATGCAGATGAGGTTCGTGCAACCGTTAATTCTGATTTGGGCTTTACCCCTGAAGATCGTATTGAGCAAGCAAGGCGCATGGGAGAGATGGCTCGTCTTATTTCTAAGCAAGGGGTTGCTCCAGTAATTGTTGACTTTGTTTGCCCAACAGAAATAACTCGTGCAGCATTTGGTAAACCAGACATACTAGTATTCATGGACACACTTGCCGAAGGACGATTTGAAGACACCAATAAGATGTTCGAAAGACCATCACAATTTGATGTTGCATTTATTAGTCATAATCTAAATGCCGAAGCGAAGGCATCCCACATCATTGATAAGTTTGGGCTTCATGATTGGTCTGCACCTACAACTCTTATGCTAGGTCGTTACCAACCTTGGCACGAAGGCCATCACGCCCTTTACAAAGAGGCGGGGAAAAGAACAGACCAGGTACTACTTGGAGTACGCAATACATATAATACAAGTGAGAAAGATCCACTTAAATTTGATCAGGTGAAAGAATATATTGCCAA